CTGGAACACTCGGCTACCGCCAGAGGGGTCACCAAAGTCCGTATTAGTTGTAAGCTGCAACCCCGTATAACCCGCTTGCCTGTAGCTATTATCTGGTCGTGGTTCCCGTACTGCTTGTGGGTCATCTACCGGATACATACCCAATTGTAACTGCGGCTGGTCGGGTTCCCAACATGTCGGGCACACCTTAATCGTAACCTGCTTCGTCTTAATGACAAGCTTTTTCAGGACCTTCAGCTTAAACCGAAATCCGCATCGATCACATTCCGCAATCGAATTTTTAGCTGAACTGAACCGATTGCCCATCGTTAAGCGATAAAGAACTCACGTGGAACCAAGCGATCCGCAGCTTTCTCGCGGTCTTCCGATGCAGCCAACTCCCATGCCTCGTCGTACATCATCTTCAACGCCATTACACGCTCCGCAGACACCTCGGGCTTCTTCACGGCCAGCATATAAGCAAGTCCCGCCACCATGCAGTTCTGGAAGCGAAACGGAATATCAATAATGTTTGTACCGGTACCGGCGTCGTAAATGCGCTTCAGTCTCCAGTAATAGAACACGTAGTACGGCTGCAAGGTAGTGCCTTGATCGGGCGCAGGCCAGACATTGATCTGTGGGTGTTTGGGGGTTGCCGCGTTTGACGCAATCTTCTGCCCCGACTGGCGGTCAATCCAAACCTGAATCGGACGACCCTGAGCCAGCTTATTGGGGATAGTCGAATAGGTGGAGACGCTGATACGGGTGATGTTCAGATCAGTCTGGTTAGGACCCTGTCCGGAATCAGTGCGAATAACATGTTCAATAAGGTCAACGGTATCATCAGGTAGATCATATGTAGTTACCCCCTGCGCCAGATTAATGGAGCCCTGCTCGATAGTCCACAGGTTAATGCCCCGGTTCGCCCACTCACCCATCAGGAAGTTCAGACTACGCCGCGCCGTACGGAAGTCATAGCCCGTACGCAGTTCCAAGCCACAACGCTCAAACGCCTCTTCGAATATCTCGTTGAGGTCAGGGTTAAATGCAGTTGTGTTGGTTGAATAGGCCATTTAAACCATCCTTCCTTTGGTTTTACCGCGCTGGGCTATACCGTCACCGCGCTTAGACGCGGACTTTATAACACCACCTGCTTTCTTACCTTCTCTAGCACGTTGAAGCGCACCACTTGCTTTATCTTCGGCTTCCATGGCGATGTTTCCAAGGGTGCCATAACTCATGGGTACGATGTTGTATTTACCAGCCGCTTCCAACCCTTCACGCCCCGCAGCTTTTTGCTGCTGCCTAGTTCTGGCTTGGCGCTCCAGCTTGCCTTTAAACCGCGCTTCGCCTTCTTTTTCAATCTGTTCAGCCAAACGTTCTGTCTTAGCTCCTTTTATTGCCTTGGCTTGTTTTGCAATGTCTTCAGGATTTTCTTTTGCCCCCAACCCCAACTTTTTTGCAAGATCGTCTTTGGAGCTTCCAACCATGCGTGAAACATTTGTGCCTATGTCCGGTGCCGATTTAACTGCTCTCCGGGCACCATACAACAACTTACCCACTTCATACACACGTTTAGCCGGGCCGACGACTAAGTCCTCGGGGGACAGCGGCGATTCTTCTAAAGCTTGCTTCCGCTCCAGCGATTTACGATAAGCGGGATCGCGCATATCTTGATTTGGCTTATCCATTACGGACCCGCCCCTATCAAATTTTTTGCGCTTTTTCACTATCTATACCCCGCCGTTTTCTTCGCAATACCCTTGGGCTGTGCAACGAACTGCTTACCTTTTGCTTTCCCTGCCCGCTTTGCCCTCGTGGTGGCGGCATACTCGGCTGGGCTTAACGCCTTGATCGCCTTTTCCGGGAGATACCTCTCGCCGGTCTTTGACGATGGCTTTCCTGACTTTGTTCGCCATTTCTGGTCTCCCCAGTCTTTCAAGCTTTGCTGTGGCGCTTTCACTTCATCATACCCCGTGTCTTACCGCGTTGGGCTATTCCGTCTGCACGGGATGAGGCTGACTTTACCGCACCGCCCTTCTTGTAGCCTTCGCCTTCCATTTTTTTAATCTTTGATTTCAGCCCCTCAATATCACTTTTTAATCTTGGCACATTACCGTGAAGGTCAGTTGGCGTTGCGCTGACCATACCAAGAAAGTCTTTACCGTACGCAGACGCTTTGGCTTTAAAACTATCTTTTTCTTCCAGTTCTTTTTGGTAATCCGCCTTCTGTTCTTTCATGCGTTTTACTGCATCAGAAGCACCGCGCTTTGCCGCAACATTTGTTGGCTCGTCCCATTTCTGTTTTTCAGCCACGATACCCTCCACCTGCTGCCTTGTACTTCTTAGCCACAAGCTGTGCCTTGCGGGCTGACCACTGACCTGCGCCTGTGCCATGGGTGGCTGCGGCTTTTACCTGCGACACGATCTTCTTACGAAGTTCCGGCTTTGTGTAATTGCCTGCTGCATTAACCTTGCCACCTTCTTTATATTGCGTAAAGTCGGTGTTATCCCGCCTAGCCTTTTTCTTAGCTTTAGGCATCTTAGAAGGGTTAATGTCACCCATGCCACGCGAGGCCATCATCTCAGCACTTCCCGCCGTACTTCATACCTTTGTTGCCAGCCATGACGATCTGCTTGCCTTTGGTTTTGCCCTTCATGGCAACGCCATCTTTGCTTGGAGCCGCAGTTTTAACAGCGCCCATCTTCGATGCAGCCATGCCACCACCAGCCATCTTCTTTGCTGGAGCTTTTTTCTTCATCATTGCCATCATGCCGGGGTTCATCTTCGTTGCCATACCGCCTCCTGATTTAGTGAACTCTTTACCTACACTTGTCGGTACGCCGACCTTTTTTGCAAACTTTGGATTGTTCGCCACAGCTTGCATGAACTTTTCCTGCTTTGCTGACTTGGCTGGCATTACACCATCCTGCCCTTCGTCTTACCACGCATAGCAATACCATCTGCACGCTTGGATGCCGACGAGACTGAGCCACCAGAAGCGTACTTCTTGACCATGCCACCTTTTTTGATGCCATAGCCCTGCTTTGCGGCTTTTGCTTCCTGACGGCGGCGCTCTACTTCTCGTGCACCTGCTGCCATCTTTTCTTTGTCAGAACGAACGGTGCTTTTACCAGCGTTATCAAGTGTGCCTTGAACAGCAGACTGAATGCGCTTGAAACCCGCAGATGTTGGTTCTTTCTTGTTCGGGTCACCTGCTGTAGTAACTCGTCTTTGCAAAAGCTTTCTCCGCTCTGCTTCTTTAACAGCAGGGAGGTTGGCTGGATAAGGCTTAAGCGTACCTTCACCTTCTACTTTAGATTCGCCGCCCTTTAATGCGGGTACGCGTGGTGCTCCTTTATCCGAACCCGCCATACCTTGACCTGTATACGCAGGGGCGTTATTTGTGCTTGATCCTTGGTTCCGATTCTGGTTCCGATTCTGGTTCTGATTCTGGTTCTGATTCTGGTTTCGATTCTGGTTCCGATTCCGGTTCCGATTCTGGTTCTGATTCTGATTCTGGTTACTAGGTTTGTTGTTGTTCGTAGATACAGGTGTGGTATCCGGTTCAGAATCACTACTACCGCCGCTAGTTATTTTGCGATGAGTTTCAACCGATTCATTCATTCGGTCTTTTTCAGCTTGCGCAGTGTCTTTAGTAATAACATCAGGGTCTTTAAATGGGCCGGAAGGCTTCGTATCCGTAGTTGTATCGGTTCCTACACCCCCCCGATAAGCACCGGAGGCACGACGCGCGGCTACGTCAGAGCTTTCATCCGCGCCCTTCTTCTTACGCGACATCAGGTAAGCAAGTGTGCCCAGACCGGCCAGAGCACCAACGGTGCCGCCGACATCAAAACGCTTAGTGCGTGCAGAACCCTTTGCAGGTTTAGCTTTGCTCTTCATCTTTTTTCCCCTTAATACGGTTGGTCAACCCACGTACCGTATCGGACTCCCAGATACGAATGCTGAACCAGACAATAGACACAAGTGAAAACACAGTAGGCAACCATGAAAGTAGGACACCCAGCCCCGCAAGGATGGAGATGTTGTCCATCAGGTCTGGTTCGATATGTTCTTTTAGCATTTCCAAGCCCTCAAACTTTTATTGATCCGACTGTTCGGATCGTTCGCGGTTTTCGACGAAGTGAGCTTCTTTTTCATCCCTTCCATTCTGGAACAAAATGATTTTTTCCTTGCGCCGCCTTCCGGCTGGGGGGCTTTCAACCCCGGCTTCCCCGGATTCGCTGCGTTGTAAGAAGCTCTCCCTTTGGCGTTTAGACCACCCTTGGGATTTTTGCCCTCTTT